ATCAAGTCGTGTGACTGGAGTTCAGACGTGTGCTCTTCCGATCTATATTACTGAAACTCCAGAAGCAACAAGACGGGCAGGTAAACCAGAAGGATGCTGTTGAAAAGAAATTCAAAAAGACATTAGCCGAAACAAATCTTTCGTCCGCCTATTCTGAAATGGTTAAGGGAGCCTTTTTGCTCGGTTTGGGCGTAATTAAAGTGCTCTGGGATGATAAGGAAAAGACTTGCACCTATGAAAATGTTGACGTTCAGAACTTTTTCGTTCAACCGGAATTTGAACTGTCAAGACGTAAACGACCCAAATACATTATCGAGTACAAAGAATACGACCTTGCCGAGTTAAAGAAAATAGCTAAGGACGCTAATGCCGCGGGCGAAACAGTGTTTGATATGGCCGAAATCAACAAGATTGAGGAGGACTGGCGGAAAGACAAAGAGAGGGAAAAGGCGAAGGCTCAACGTGGAATGGGGGAATTTACCTCGGTTAGCAAGAAGATAGGTATTCTCGAATTTTGGGGCGATATTATCGATCCCGAAGGCGATAGTATCGAAGAGAATATGCTTTTGATGATAGCGAACGAAAAGTATCTTATTCTCAATCAGCCTAATCCTTTTGCGCACAAATTACCGTCTTACATCTTTACGATTCCCTTGCCTTATCCCCATCGTGGCTGGGCGGGAATCAGTCTTGTCGAATCGTCGGTAAAGCCGATTTACACCTATAACAACATCCTCAATATGTTGGTTGACAATCTCAACTTTATCGTCAATAAGATTTATGAGTACAATCCCAATAGTCTTATGGACGCACAGACCATAACGGCGATGTTCCCCGGTAAATTGCTCAAAAAGAATACCAACGAACCTGTCCTAAAAGAAGTTATTACAACCGGCGCCGGTATAGTCGAAAGTCTTAAAACCCTTGAACTATTAAGCAGGGAAATGCAGGAGGGAACATTCGTAACAGAATTTCTGATGGGTATGCCCGGTAAACCAAAGACTCTCGGTGAGGTGGAATTAAAGACCGCCGAATCAAGGGGAATGTTCGATGTGATTGCGAGAGACCTTGAGGAAGACAGCATAAAACCTTTGCTTGAAATGAGTTATGATTTATATGTTCAGTTTGCCGATTGGCCGGCCAGGAAGGAAAACTATCAGATTTCCGTTGGTGGTATTACGCTTCTACTCATGCAGAGGGAACAGACTGAAAGATTGGGCCAGATTTTGATGCTGGCACTGAAAGACCAGCAGATTGCGAAGAGAACTGATATTGACGATCTCTATCGGAAGATGCTTAGCATATACAATCTCAGCGATGTTTATGTTGAGCCGGGCGCTTCTGGCGCGATGACCGGACAACTTACGCCAGAGCAACAGCAGATGATAGAGTCAAAGGCCGCCGCGGATGCAAAGCGTGATGTTGGAGTTATGTCGCAGGAGCAGATACAGGGTACTCCGGTAAACGGTGGAATTCAGCAACCACAGCCAGGGCCAATGATGGCAAGAACGTAAAAAAGGAGATAAGATTATGTCAAAACCCCAAAGAATAGAGCCGGAAGTAAAATCAAATCCAAGAGAAGATGAATCTTTGCCTAAGGCTAAAAGGACTGCACCAGGTATAAATTCTACGCCGAGTAAACCTGACAAACGGGGCTTGCAGATCGACAGTGCAAAGGCAGAGAAGGAGTTTAATCGAGGGGCGAAGAAACCCTGGGTTCCCAAAGGCGGTCGGGCTCCGCAACCGCCGATGAAAGTTGCACCGCCGAAAGAAGCGCCCCTTGCTAAAGGGCCGGGGTATAGCGGTAAAGGGTACACGAAGAAATAAGGAGATAATCCAATGCCAGGTAAATGTTGCAGGAAAAAGGGTAAGAAAAAACGGCACACTCCAATTGTTTCCGAAGCACAAAGGCGTCTTTTCGGTGCGGTTTTGAGCGGAACGTCAACGAAAGCCACAGGGTTATCGAAGGCGGAAGCGAAGCGCCACCTGAAGGAATCGAAAGGCAAAAACTTGCCTGAAACTGCGGGACGAGAATATGTCGCCGAACGCAAGAGACAGAAAAGCAAAAGGATTGGGGTATGATAAATTTGAAGCAGGGTTCATACCCGTTGTTTACGGTCGATGGGATAGACCTTCCATTCAATGACGCAGACATCGGAAAGACCTACAAGTTCGAGGGCGTGGTTAAGCTCGACCACATAAGGCCGGAGGGGCCGGTCTTCACCTTTGAGGTTCAAAAACTTGCCTTCCCTGAAGTAGATGGGGAAGGTGATTTAACGACAACGCAACGGCGAAAGAACGCAAAGATGTCGGCTCAGGGAATAAATGTAACGGTCAATCTGGGTTAGACAATGGAACAAGAAAGACATGTACTTCACCAGGAGCACAAGGACGACCTTCTGAAGCAGGTCGATAATGCCCGGAAGATGCGCGAGCTCGTCAGGTTACCCGCCTGGACAGAAATCTTAGAGCCCGCGATTAAGGGCCAAAGGGATGTTTTGCTGCATACATTCAAAACGAGAAAGTTTGATAATTTAAGCGAAGTCGCGGCGATTCAACAGGGAATCGATACCCTTGAAAACCTGTTATCGTGCATTCAGGAATATATCAAAACAGGTGAAGAGGCTGCGGAAACACTAAAGACGCAGGGGAAAGAAAATGCCTGAAGATTATTGTAAAATTTGTAATCGACCTTCTGCTCTTGCTTTGCCAACAGGGGTCCATTGTGTCTGCCCAGAAATGTCTAAAAGAATTTGGGAATATATCCAGAATTCATTAAAGGGAAATCCTTTTTTTACCGGCAAACTTGAAATAAACTTCTGTGATGGTAAACTGATGGACATAAATAAAACCGAAAGGACGAAGTTTTAGTAATTAGTTCTTTGTAAAATCTGAATACTTGAGCGGTCAAGCTGAAAGATGCCCCGTGAGTTCCGATGTGTGTCGGGATTTGCGGGGGTTTTTTTATTAACACTTATCGCCTTAGACCTTGTGCAAATGAGGTCGGGGCAAAAGGAGATTTGAAAATGGCAGACGAAGAAAAAATAGAACAAACGGTAACTCAATCGGAGACCGGCCAGGTCGCCGACTCTGCGGTTGAAGAGCAAGCAAAAACAGAAGAAGCGGCAAAGGTTGATTATGAGGCCAAATGTCGGGAATTGCAGGCTGAAAGAGACCGTTTACAACAAGAACATGAGGCGCTTAAGGGCGAGTACGAAGCTGTTAAGCCCTACGTCGATTTTGCTGGAGCACGGGAAGCTAACAATACTGGCGCAGCAGATTTCAACGAAGACGATGAACTGCCTATAACTCGCAAGGAGTTCAAGCGGAGCGTCATCGATTCCGAGAGAAGGCGAATTGCTGAGCGTGCGGCGGATAAATTCCTAACCGACAATCCCGACCTGAAACCTTACGAAAAACTGTTGGTCAGTTTTTTGGGTGAAACAAAAAATCTTCAGAAGGCCGCAAAGATGACTCGTGACTTTCTGGAGAGTGAACGCAAGAAAGGTGAAGAACTTGCATCCCAAAAACTTGAAGAACGAAAAAAGGCCGCTGCTGTCGCTTCTGGTTTAGGTTCTGCCGGATCAACATCTCCAAAATCAACGAAGGAAGAAGTTGAAACATCTGAAAGTTATGTGGAAAAACGAAAACAACTATTGCGTGCGGGCCGAAACGTATAGGCAAAAAATACGTCCGGCCTCAGCACGGTATTAAAGGAGATTTGTTATGATTGGACAAGTATGGTCAGGTGGATGGGCGTCTGGTTCGTTGGGCGGATATTTGAGTAATGTCAAATTATCCGCTCAAATCAGACAGGCCGCCCAACCTTTGATGAAATTTCGGCAGTTCGTGAACATTCACGAGGCTCTTGGTAGAGGCAAAGGCGACAGCACCGTATTCGAGAAGGTGTCGAATATCGCAACCTCCGGCGGAACGCTCGTGGAAACAAATACGATGCCGGAGAGTCAAATCACGATTAGGAAGGGAACCCTCACGGTCACCGAGTACGGAAATAGTATTCCGTTCACTGGGAAATTGGAAGCTCTTGCAACCTTTGATATTGAGAACCTTACGACGAGAGCTTGCCGTGACGACCAGGCGAAAGTCCTCGACGCTGCCGCAGGTGCTCAGTTTGTCGACGGAGACCTGAAGTATATTTGCCTTAGTTCCACAAGCGGAACGCTTTTAACGGGCGGTTCCGCCGGAACGAACACTGCCGCCTCGAACCTTAACGGTTATCACGTCCGGCAGTTGGTCAAGGCGTTGAAGAAAATGAACGTACCTAAATTTGACGGCGAGTCGTACATTTGTATCGCCTCTGTCGAGGCCCTTGACGGGCTGTTGGCTGATACCGCCACTGCCGGGTGGGTAAATGCTTCGCTTTACGGAGACCCCGACAGATTGTTCAGGGGTGAGGTCGGCAAGTTCGGCGGCGTTCGATTTATAGAAGAGACGAACTTTCTCGTCAATACTCTCGGCAGTAGCAGCAACAATGGTGAGGCCGTTATTTTCGGTGCCGACGCCGTTGTCGAGGCGATTGCTCTGCCCGAAGAAATCAGGATTAAAGAGCCGACCGATTTCGGTCGTAGTCAGGGTTGTTGCTGGTACGGTATTCTCGGCTTCCTGAAGATGTGGGATTACAGTGCCGACGAGAATGAGGAACATATGATTCACATTACGGACGTGACCAAAGCGTAGGTTTGTTTATTAACCGGATGGGGGCTTCTTAAGATTTGAAGCCCTTATCCCTTTTTTGAAAAGGAGATTTGCTATGAAATTTAAGAGAATTTTAACGATTGCCGCCCTGTTCCTGATGGTATGGGCACTGCCACTGCTTATGGGTGCTTACCCAACTTGGTTGTGGACAGGACAAAATGGTGCGATTCTCGACAATTCAACTGATAATGCCGTTACATTGACGGAAAACTCTGAAGATTTCACTTATACCTTTGGCACAAACGCCTTGACGCTTTCAAGTTCTACAGGTGTTACGGGTTTGACAACTACTGGAATTAGGCTGAATGTATCAACATCAGCTTCGCCAATGGCATTAACCTACAA